AAAAAATAATTAAGGGTACTTCAAGCTTAGCACATTTATGCTAAATTGTCAATACGCTGGACCGTTAATTATTTGTGTAAAGTCTTTTGCCCAAGCTTGCCATTCATCATAAGTATCTGGACTTGGAACTGGATAAGAACCAAACATTTCCATTGCTGCTATATTTTTAGCTGCGGCTTGCCAATTCTCTTCTGGGGCAAACATGACATTTTGTTGACCATAGTAAATAATCATGTTTGCGTTCCAGTCTTCCCAGCTCATCAACTCTGGAACACAAGGAAAAAACTGCTGTACTGAAACACGCTTTGTCATGGGCGCTCGTCACCGTATTCAGCGGTAATTACCAGTTTACCCATTTCAAAATTGCCACCAAGGGTATTTGACTCAAACTTTAATTGAATTAAACGATGCTCAACACGAAGGTCAATCTTACCGGTATCTGGATTAAAGAAATATGGCCCAGAGTCTTGCTCATCTAATTTCATTGAACCACTAGCAAATTTACGACCCAAAATGGTCATGGACATTTCGCCAGATTGTAAAAAGTTTGGTTCTACACGACGAATATGCATACGACGATTAATACCAACTAATGAATTGGCACCGGGTGTTCCAGAAATCCAACTAATATCACTGGTTGTAATACTTGAATAAATTGCCGTTTCACCATTTAAAGCAATTTGATTTTGACCATACTCATGTTGCCATAAATTATAACCGCCAATAATATAGTAAACTGGCTGACCAACAACGGGCAATGGTGAAATTGCAGTCGATACAGTAATCAAAGTAACACCAGGGGGTTTAACCGTAGTGTTATAAATATTTTGGCTACCAGTAATTAAATAGGTTGGGCTTTGTGGAACATTAGAAAATGTCACACTATCACCAGGGCTAAATGTTGCTGTTTGATCTCCAGCTAAATAAAACTGGGTTGATAATGGAGCTGGCAAACTAGCTGGATGGGCAATGACATCAACTGCCGTACCTAAAATAGGATCGTAATTCCAATCAATCCAAATTGGGTTAGGGAACAATTCTGTAGTATAGCCACAAGAACGTTGTGCTCCTACCGCTTGTCCAGCATCATACCAAATCTTATCTTTTACATTATAAATAATGGCATCGGTACATTCTGTAGCGGTGCCACGAGGATAAAAGAACCAAATCTCGTTGTAGCGCGGCACTTTAGTAACCCACACTTTTTGACGCTGTTCGTAATTAATGTTGTCAAATAGGTAGTTTACATTCTTATCATTTGGGAGAACTACCACATTACCGTTATAAGCATAGAAACGGTCAATACCCATCCACCAATAAACACCGTCCATCTCGACCACAGCATTAGATGACATGATGGAGATTTGGCTAGAAATAATATCGTAATTCCAATAAGTCGATGGAATGGTTGATGCACCAGAACCAGCCGAATTAAATGAAACACGAATTAAACTATCAGTTGCCCAAAACAAGCCCGATGGCGAATTAGTACCACCACGCATTGGCAAACCTTTAACAATCTTAGAACTACCGACGTTTACTTGGTTGGCTAACGGTCCATTCCAATCATAAAAACTTTGATTCCCATACAAACCATTAACATTATTGTTAGCGATAAACCCATGAGAGCCATACACGAACACAAAAGGATATAGAACACAAACACCTCCGTCAACAGAGATTGGTTTATATGTTGGGTTCTGCCCTTGACTATCAGATAACCCAGTAAATGACCAGCTATAGTTTTTACCAGGGGTAATTTGACCAACCAATACTTGGCTAGGAACTCCGCTATCGATATTAACTAAATCTTTAGCTGGATGCGCTAATACATATAACTGTCCACCCAATGGACTAAACTGAGCATCAAATTGCCAGTTGTTTAAAAATGGGCCATTAGGTGGATCTGGTGTAAATACTGAATTACTGGTTAAATATACTGTATTAGCATTAGACGGAACGGTGCCACCAGTAAGCGTTACTGTAGTAACATTTGATCCGTATGTCGCAGATGAAACAGTAAAAGTTGTAGCATTACTGGTTTGCTGAAATATTAATGTGCTACTGTTTGGAAATGTAGCTACTGTATTTCCGCTAACCGTAATGGTAGAAGTTATTGAGTTACTATTTGCAACTGGAACAAAAGCAGTACCAGGTAAAATAGTAACTGGGAATGGACCACTACCAGTTGCAAAAGTTGTACCAGTTGTAAATACATCTAGTTCTTTATAGTTACCAGCAAAAATATAGTTTACGCCATTGTATGGTTGTGCCACCATACCACGATAAATACCGACCAAGCTGGTAAAGATTGAGCGATAGCCACCCATCTTTTTAGGAATGCCACGCTGAAAACGACACCATACACCATCGGTGTACTCATCGGTTTCAAAGTAAGTACCATCACGCTTAATACCCGGCGGAACTGCTAATGTATATATCCGAGTAAATTGTGAGGTATCTTGCTGAACATTATCAGCTGCCATTTTTAGAACGTCCCGCCACTAATTGATTTAGCGTTTAATGATGCAAGCACATTGACTGCTGGTGCAGAAGGATTAGATCCATCCATATTAACAATCTCAGAACCGTTTGCAGTTAAACCCAAAACGCCAGTACCAACTAAATACATACCGCTGGTTGTATCATTATTAAACGAATACGCTGGCAATGATTGTGTGCCGTTAGATGCATAAAATAAACCAGTAGAAGAAGCTGTCAATACATACAGATTTGTACCGTCACTTAATACGGTAAAAATATTACCAGCTGATAAAATAATCGGAGTCTGTGAGCTACCTTGACATTGGAAAGTAATATTATAACCAGTTTGATTGGTGTTATTTACCAAAATATAAATCTGGGTAATAGCTGGCAAGGTTACTGCTAGGTTTTGTGTACGAGTACCAGACTGTGCAATGTAAGTCTGGATGATTGGGGCATATGATGTTAAATTAAATGTGTTAGTAAGAATAGTATCTACATCGTATGTTGCTGAATTAAATGTTACAGCAGATGGAGCAACCCAACCAACAGTAATAAAACCACCAGCGGTAGAATCATAAAAAATAAATCCAGAATCGCCTGGGTTAGCTACAATTTCAGTTGTATTATTAATTAAAGCTGGAACTGGAGGGATGATAGCAAGGCTACCAGTACCATTATTTCTAAAGCCAATATACCAACCATAAGTTAATGTTTGGGGTGTTGGTAGATTAAATGTACCAGCTCCGCCATTCCAAACAAAAGTTGCTGCACGGCTGGTGTTGCTAATAACTGGTGTAGATGTTACATCGACAGTATTTTGTGAAGTGGCTAACTGACCATTAACAGTGGTTAAGCCAGCACCAGCTAATGTGGCTGCATCGGCATAGGATGTGCCAGCGGCAAATGTGACATTATTCCAAACACCACCAGGGGTTGTATTATTAGTAAGATAAAAATACTTACTAATACCCGCTGGTACACTAACTGAATTTGCACCCGTGTAGTCTTTAATTGTGAATGTATTTGAACCGAGGTTACGGAACAAAATGTCCGCGCCTACTGTTCCTTGGTCAGCTTCTGGTAAAGTAATGACAGCAGCATTTGCATTAGCACTAGTACAAACGCAATCAATAATGCGAGCAGCAGGTACTTGACCCAAACCTTGATTAACAATGGAAGGCCAATAGAGGGGCGTAACTGAACCAAAAGAGAGTGCATAGTAAGATACATCCGTTGGAGTAACAACGGTGCCTGTAAAAGGCGATGTGTAAACTGGAGTAGTCATTTATTAAGGTTCCTGAACCGAGGTATTGCGATCCACACGACGAGAATTGTCTTCTTTTTTCAGTGCGTTAAGTGCATCGGTGTAATATTGTTTCCAGACAGGTAATTTATCTAAAGCTTTTAAATAGCCTTGAGCTTGCAATAAAGCACCATATAACATCGCTTGGGGTGCAATTTGAGTCCATAAGTTTTGCTGATTAGTTGCATCCAACGGTTGAATTTCAGCAAAGTAAATAATTTCAACAGGATAGTTTTGATCTGGTTTTGGAGCAAAGTTCCAATTGCTGTAGTCATAATCAGCATAGTACAAAGGCTGGCTATTAGATGATTCGGACAAGTATTGGGATACATAGTCTTGACTACGAAGCAAAATGGGCTGACCATTAACTTTCATAGAAACGGTTTTACGCCAACGAGCCGGTTTATTTAAAATGGTTTGGTTGGTTGCCAAACTGGTTTCTACAACAATTAATTGCAAATAGGTTTTTAATTCAGCTGCAATAGATGATTCTGCCAATGCAATAAGGTTAGGGATCTGAGCAATAAAGTCAGCATCATCCCGCTCCATGTATTGCTGGATATTCAAAACCAAACTATCATAGGTCATGATAACTGACATGGATTACCTTGTGTAATAGCTGATGTTGGGTTGGAAGTAGATCGGAGACTTATCACGATCCTCATCTTCAAATTCTTGACGTGCTTGCATAGCCAATTTCTCAAGATACGCCACACGATTTAAATCAGTCTGTGGTAACTGCATTGCTAATCTATGAGACAAAGCAGCTTGGAAATAAGGGATTGCACGATCTGGCATGTACAGTTCATTAGTTAATGAACCCACATCTTGAGGTTGTAATTCCAAGATCATTTCGAATACTTGGAAGTTATTGTTTGGTACTGGCCACAATGCCATCTGTGGTACGATCTGACGATCAAACCAGTATTGCAAAGTGCGTTGGCTTGGGAATTGCTTGTTTGGTAAATCAAAGTAATCAGTACGGTTCAAACGAGCCATTGGTATTACTTGTTGGGATTGTGCAAACTGAATAGCACGCAACGAATAGGTTGTATTGGTGTTGCGGTTTTGTAGGCGATAGTAGTAAAACCCTTGTGTTGGGTTTACTTGGAAGTATTGCCACTGAAAATCAGACAGCGTTGCATCTGGGAAAGATTGCCAAGTTGTCCAGTTAATACCGTCGTTACTAACTTGCAAATCAATTGAGTAAGTCGTTGTGGTATTTGGTGAGTAAGCATTAAACCCAATATAAAACAAACGAGTTTGCTGACCATACGCAGCACCGAAATAGTTCTCAGATAGCGTAGTGGTTGCATGTAACAACAGATTGGCGTTATTAGTTTGATCAAATAACGCTGGAACATTACCGTTATCCAATGGTAGATAAGCAGAAACCGCTGGGTTAGTAATGTATACCCAGTTAGCTTCTAACACATCTACACAGTTTGTTGGCATATTCAAAAACTGTTGATTAGTTTGAGCACCAATAATCTCAATCTTTTGTAACCAAATATTAATGCCACGGTTGACTGAGTTTTGCAAAACATAAAACAAAGCTTGCTTAGCTGTTTGGATATACTCTGGCGTTATTTCTTCAGCAGTTTTCCCTGCATCACGATATGCATAGGATATTAACTGATCAACATTGATTTTTGTCTGATTATAAGTGCCAGAGTACGCCAAAATTATCTTCCTCGACCAGAGACACGCTTAGGTAACTTGGCTTTTGCTGGGCCAGCTTTCATAAATTCTTTACCGACTTTTTTAGGTATGCCGAGGGTGCTTTTGCCTGCGGCTGCAGCGCCCATAGCGCCTTTTTGTGCTTCCGATTTGTATGGCATTAAAGCCCCTTTCTTCGATTGTATTCTTGCCGCCAGTTACAATTACAACATTGTAGTTTGTATTTTTCTGACCTATTTTCCAGTTTTAATATGTGATTGTAAAAAGCTCTTTTATTTTTAAATTGCTTTTTATCTTGTGACCCATCATCGTTAATGTGTCCTATTTGTAAAACAATAGAATCTTTTTCACCACAATCCGCACAAATTAAACCTAAAATTTCAATTACTTTTTGTCTTACTTTTTCAGTATAATTTTTGTTATACTCATCTAATTTTTCCTTATTAGCTTGGTAATACTTAGCCTGATATTCTTTATTTTTATATGGCACTTGAGCCTCCATGCTCTTATTGGTGTCGCTAGTCTTGATGGAGCAAGACAGGGATGCCTCCCGTTCACGACTTAGATAGGTATTAGCAAACTTTCTTGCCAGCTTTATACTTGTTTGGCATTTCTTTAGCGCCAGACATGGCATCAGCAGATTTACCAGATTCTTTGCTTTTAACCATTGCTACTGCATCACCAGATGGTTTGCTTTTTTCTTTTTGTACATCAGAGCCACGCATTGCCGGTTTTTCACTTGCTTTGGAAGGAGCGTCTGCTTTACCTGGTTTGATGTCTTTGGCTTTTTCAATGCTATCTAAATCGCCAGATTTTTTCTTAGCGCCATAAACACCAATTGCACCACCTTCTTTATACTTACGAACGGTTCCACAATCTTTCTTAGAACGACCACCTTTTTTGAGTTTGATCTCAGTTGGCTCTTTATCGTGCTCAGCTTCATCATGTTGTTTAAATGCTTTTTTAATGAGCTTCTTATCTTGCTCCATATCGCTCTTTTCAGCTTTACCGCCTTTTTTGTAAGAGCCACCGCCACACATTGATTTAACTTGCTTGCCTTCTTTGAAGCATTGCATTTTAGGTAATGATTTGAATCCGTCCATGGTATTTTCCTATAGGTTAATTAAATTTGGGAGTGATCAGCTCCTAATACTACTTATGCAAAAAAGGGCATAAAAATGCCCTAAATTGAGGTTAAAAACAAAGCTCTTTCACGCTCTCTGCGCTTTTGGAGCACTGCTGGTTTGTTCCACATCAGAATGGCATCTGCCGCTCCTTTGAGGTCGTTTTCGTTAATCTTCTTAACCACAGTAGATTTACGGAAATTGGTTTCGCCAATATTGAAGCATAGGCTGTATAGGGCATCGTATTGGTTCTGGGTAAGGGGTACCCTCACCGAACTCTCAACGGCTTCACTACACCACTTTAAATCGCTTTTAAGAAGCTCTTTTACCTGCTCATCTGTCAGGGTTTCATTAAGAAGGTGTTCTTCATCGGTTTTGATGAGGTGTCCAACGCCAATTGTTAATAGACCTTTTGAGTCTTTATAAGCCTTATTACGAAAGCCTTCTTCTTTGGTAATAAAGTCTAAAGTCGAATTAGCAATTGCCATGATGTTTTCTTCGATTTGTGTGTAGTTATCGGAAAAGTGCACTGCTGCAAATATGCCAATTATCCACAACAGTACTACAAATATCTTTTTCATTTGGGCTCCTTTCTCCACGCATTATAGCGTGAATTGGGGGGTCACTTATTTAGTGAGTCGTATTGTTGGTAGCAGGCTGAGAGGCTGCTTCGCAGGATGTCTGCTCTGGCAGCTTCCCGTTCAAGAAAGACTGCATCCTCGGCAGAAAGGGACAACCCAGTTCCACCTTGTCCATTTGCGGCGCCTTGGGCGCGACTGGGACGTTCACGCAACTTGATAAGAGCATCAGCAAGAGAGTTGTTAATAGAAGCGATTTGCGCATCTTTTTCCTTCCTTATTTGGTCGGCGGCTTCTTGGTGCTTTTGTTCGGCTTCTTGAACCAATTGGGTTTGTCGAACTTTATATGCTTCAAATCTTCCCGATTCAAAACTAAAGCCACTATACCAAGCACCAGAAAGAAGTAAAGCGACAACGATAATTTTGACATAGGTTAATGGTGATAATGGGAACATCAATCCCCCGGTTCCGTTTTGCCTTTCATGGCCACACTGGCGCCACCAGCAGCCGAGACAATTCCAAGAGATTCAGCAAGCTCACGAATGCTGACTGAGTTTTGCATCACTTCATAAAAGGCTAGAGCAATCACCGCAATAAGACTGATGAGCCATGTCACCCGACCAATGTCATAGGTCTCATTGTCTTTGCCAGTGAGGAGCTGTTTGATGAACTGGCTCACTTGTTCAAAAAGCCTTGAAACAGATTGGCCAGAATGGCGCCTAAGAGAGCCGCAGCGCCACCGATTCCAAGGAGCAGTCTCCAACCACCATGAGCCTCAGCTAAGGTCTTTTGGATGGCTTGGATGCACTCCTTGATCTCTTTCATCTCCTGAATCATCTTGTCCATGTCGGCTTGTAGGTGCTCAATGTCATTGGCATGGGTGGCAAGCTCCCTTGCCGTGGTGATTGGGTCGATCTCGTTCATTTAATTATCCGATGAGGGCTTTGATTTCGTCTTCTGTAAGACCCAATTTTGCTAGTTTATCAAGAGCAGATTGCTTAGCTGTAGCTGCGGCTTGTTCGGCTTGCGCTTCGGCAGCTTGGAGTTCAGCTAATTTAGCAGTAACAACAGCAGAGTCAATAGTCATTGGTTGATGCTCTTTATCTAAAACTACTAAAGAATTAACATCATTACCATAAATTACTCCAGCATTAGCATAAGCTGAATTAACCGCATCATGTAAAGTAATCATTGTGCAATTTCCATTAAAGTAATTGATGATGTAGCTGGACCTTCGTTTACAAGAACACTTGTTGAACCTGTAACATTAAAAAATTGTGTTTTATATGTTGTAGCTGAAGTAGTAGCTGGGGAATCGTAAACGCTAGCTGTTGCACTTCCCCTATTTTGTAAAGCTGATCCAGTATAGCAACAAGCATTTACTAAAGTTCCTAAATCAGTGCTGTTTCGGAATAATTTGATATTTATTCCGTTATTAGAATTGTCGCTATTTTTGACTAATCCGTTTTGACTAAAAATTACAAGAATTTTACTTGTTGAGAATAACGGGGTAATAGTGGCAGTTAATCCAGTATCTGCTGGAGTTGTAGTATTGTTTGTTACAGATGTTGATGTAGATCCTGTAACTACTTGCAACACTTTACTAGGTGCAGCTTGTGGATTAGTACCGTTGGGAAATGTTACCCCTGTAGTGCTATCTACCGTCATCGAGCCGGAGTTACCGGATAAAATTAAGCTCATTGATTATGCTCCTGTGTCTGCTGGTAGGGGTGTGTTGCCGGCTTCGAGCCATTTTAGGTAGGCTTGGTAGTCTGTGTTGGCTTCATCCATAGGAATGTAAGCGTTATCGGCGACACGCAAAATAAATGGTGCTGGCTGACCTGTCATTGGGTTTACTAATAATTTATACATAATTAGAGTTCCGCACTAGCTTTGTAGCCATAAATATTATTATCAGAAGTTGTATTACCAGCATTTGACAAAGCATTAAAGAAATTAGTATCAGCATAGAATGTTCCAAAAGTTCCAGCACCACTAGAAGTATAAGTAACAGTTGGAGCAGTTCTCATGGCTACTGGCATATTTACTTGTAGCACTCTAAAGTTGGATGACGCATTTCCAGGGAAACCATACAAAACAGTTCCACTTGTACCATTACCAGCATATTGATAATACCTCTGACACAAAGCCAACTCTTGACCATACTGACGATACTCAAAACCAGTTGCTGAGCTGCCAACTTCGAGTTGAACGCCGGTGATGTAGAAGGTTGCGCCGTTTGTTCCTACTACGGATGTTGCGCCTGTTGCTGATTGGTAGTTTGCTCCAGCCCACGCACCAGCAGTGCCACTAGAAGTTGAACCCATTCCTAAACTTAAAAACACCCTTAATCCAATTCCGTTTGTTGCGCCAACCCAAGTTCCAGTAGTATCACCTGCCACAGTAATTGATACAGAAGTCCAAGTGTTTGCCACTGGAATTGAGTAAGTAAATGGATAAGAGCGATTAGCGGCATTATTTTGTAATGCCCCGCCAAAAGTACCAGTCAAAGAAGAATAAACTTGAAAAGATAAAGTGATGGTTTTAGCGTTAGCAGTTCCAAATCCTAAATCAGCAGTATTGAAACCTTCAATATACTGTCGAATGGCAAACTGGTCGCTAGATAAAACAGAATATGCAGAAGATGAAGTAAACCCTAAATAGTTGCTAAATCCTACTGGTGGCGTTACAGAGCCTTGATTTTGTTGCCCAGTTCCTTTAGAGCTTTGTGTCATTGAAAAACTAAATCTATCAACTGGGAATACACCATCATTTGCCGTAACACTAGCACCAGCATTTCTTTGGTCAATAACCATCGCACCATTAATGATGCGGTTCTTCATAATAGAAGCGTTACCAGCTCCCAAAGAGACCCCTTGGACGCTAGATTGGATAATATCCGCTGAGACTGTTCCGTATGCCATGTGTTAAGCTCCTGTCGCTGGTTCATCAGCGGGTAATGGTGTGTTGCCAGCATCTACCCACTTGAGGTAGGCTTGGTAGTCGGTGTTGTTTGGATCCAAGGGGATACACAAATTATCTGCAATTTTTAAAACAGAAATAGGATTATTTGTATATGGACTATTTATTAATTTATACATTTATAGCTCCGCACTTGCACTATAGTGAAAATAAACACCGTTTCCTGCACCAAATCCTGCTTGTGGTCTAATAACAAATCCTGTACTACCTTGTGCTATTGTTGCCCAAGTTCCCGATGTACCAGCTGCTCCATAAGCATAATTACCAGCGGTTCCAGTGTTAGGGTCATAAATAGCAAAAGATGCGGCAGTTCTCATATTAACTGGATATCTAAAACCCATATCAATAATTGTTGTTGACGCAATATTGCTAATCATTCCTAAAGAAGTAGAAGTACCGGGAGCTGTTCCAAGATCATAACTTTTACTATAGTAACGTTGACACAATGCCAACTCGGTACCAATACTACGGAAGTCAAATGATGTTGCCTGTGAGCCTACTTCTAGTTGAACGCCGGTGATGTACCAAGTAGCGCTGTTTGTTCCTACTACGGATGTTGCTCCTGTGGCTGAAGCATAATTATTTCCTGACCATGTACCCGCTGTACCACTATATGTTGAACCCATTCCAAGGCTTAAATACAAAAGTATGCCCGTAGAGTTATTAGTAAGCCAAGTGCTTCCTGTATTTGGAGCTGGTATTGTTATAAAAACTTGCGTCCAAGTATTTGCAGATGAAATAGAGTATGTAAATGGATAACATTGATTTGCTGAATTATTTTTAAGCGCTCCGCCAAAAGTTCCTGTTAGAGAACTATATACCCAAAAAGATAAAGTTATGGTTTTTCCATTTGCTGTTCCCCAGCCTAAATCAGCAATGTTATAACCTTCAATTTTTTGGAAAAAACCAAAATAATCAGTAGAACCTACCGAATAAGAAGAAGAGGATTGAAAACCCAAATAGTTAGTAAAACCAGCTGGTGGTGTTACGGAATTAAGATTTTGACCCCAAGTACCTTTTGACGATTGTGACGCATCAAAATACCATCTATCAACAGTGTAAACAGTGGCAGTACCACTAGCACCACTATTACGCTGGTCAATAACCATCGCACCATTAATAATGCGGTTCTTAAAACCAAATGTATTTGGTACATTTACTGTACCAACAGTGGTCATGCCAGCTGAGTTTACTGTAGCAACAGTGTTACCACCAGATTGCAGGTTTAAAATACCACTGTTATCCGCAGTGGTAATGACTCCACCGGGACCAGAAGTTGAAGCATTGATTGAAGATGCCATAAGTTTTCCTTAAATAATTGCCCAGCGAGAGCCCGCTGATATCGTAATAACAACGCCGTTAGCAACGCTAACAGGCCCTACTGAAAAACCATTTTGTGTTGAAGTAATTGTGTAATTTACCGTTGCAGTCT